GGATCGCACACCCAGCTTCCCATCAGGCCCACGCGCCAGCGGCATGATTGCCTCCGGCCCTGCTTCACCCATCAGGCCCATGCCCCCACGCATCGGAAAGGTCGTTGGGCCATTCACAACGCCACCATCCGCAAACGGCATCACGCGGCCCTGGCTAAAACTCCCGCCATCCGCAAAGGGCAAAAGATTACTGATCCCGGACATCACCATCCCACTCAGCTGCTCTTTCACCGGATTGACCGCCGACCGGTAACTTTGCGAAATCATGGACTTCGCAATCCCGCCCAGCGCGTCCGACAGCTTCATTCCATCGAACACAACGCCGTCAATCGCCCGGCTCAGCCCCCGGTTCAAAGCGCCTTCCAGCTTGGCCGCGCCCTTTCCGGTCTCCGACAAAGAGTCTCTGACCTTCGCCATCTCGGCCTGAAAGCCCCCCGCGATGCCAGTTGCCCCGACCAAAGCCTCGCTCAGAGCATCCACCTGCGCCTCAAACCCGTCCAACGCCTCAATCTCGATCATCACCCGTCCCTTTCGTCCTGTCCGGATACGCCGCCATCAGCGCATCCAGCCCGTCCCGCCGCATCGGGGACGCGCCACTGTCCTTGCCAAGCAGCAAGTGCAGTTCCGCCGGGGTCAGTGCCCAAAATTCATCAGGCGTCAGCCCCAGCCCGCGCATCCCCGCGCGCATCAGTCCCGGCCAGTCAAACTGGCTCACGCCTCGCCCACCCGCGAAAACGCCCGCGCCAACAATTCGGCCGCCACCCGCGTCGCCGCCAACGGCCCGCCCTCAATCTCTGCCGCAAGCAAATCCCGCGCCGATCCTTGCCAGCCGCCACCGCGCAAGCCCGCCACGATCAGCGCGAGCACATCCCGGCTCGAACAGGCCGAGCTTTCGAACCGCGCAACAAGATCAACCAAAGACCCTTCGCCAAGCCCGGCCTCCAACTCGGCCAAAGCCCCCAGCGTCAGCCGAAGAACCCTCGGCTCCCCATCGATCACCAACGTCACCTCTCCGCGCCAGGGGTTCGCCATCACCTACACCGCCGCCGTGAACGACACCGCGCCCGCCGAGGCCAAAGACAACTCGTACGTCGCCTCACCATTATGCGACCCGGCATATTCCAGCCCCGTCACCTGAAACGGCGCTTCCACCACGCCAAAATCCGGAATGATCACCTGAAATCCTGGCGTCTCGCTATCAAAGAAGATCTGCCGCGCCCGTGCATCCGTGCCGGCATCCTTGAAAACGCCAGCGCCCGAGATCCCGACACTGCGTACGCCCGCACCCGCCAGCAATTCGCGCCACCCGCCTTCGCTCTCCAACGACGTCACATCCACCGTTTCCGCATTGAAACTCACCCGCGTTGCCCGCAGCCCAGCCAACGTCTCAAACGTGCCACTGCCATCCACATCGACCTTGATCAAAAGGTCTTTCCCGTTCTGAGCACCCATCGCCCTAACTCCTGTCTAGAAACCCCAATGCGCCTCAAGCGTCATCCTCAACCCGCGCCCGAAAGATCAGATCGACCCGTCGCCGCCCGGCTTTTTCCCGTTGCGCCTGCGCTCGCTTGAAGTTCAGCGCCACAAGACGCCCCCGCTCCAACGCCATGTCCGCATCAATCAACGCGTCGCACACCGCCGCCGACACCTCTTTCGCGCCCTGAAACCCCGCATCGTCCGAGATCACGGACACCGCAAACTCATGCCATGCCCCGCGCCCGGTCTTGTCACTCGCGTCCAAAGCCTTCTCTGGCCCCAGCGCGATGTATAAATCCGGCAACCGGCCCTTTGGGACCGCGTCGTAAATCTTGTTACCCACAAGATCACCGACCCCCGCATCGTCGCGCAAAATCTGGTACACCCCGGCCTGCAACGCCGCCGCCACCGCGTAACTCATGTCGCGACCTCCTCATCACAAATGCACATCAGAAACCGCGCCTCCGGGTCCGCCTCCGTCACCGAATTGATCCGGAACACCTGGTCGCCAGACCGAAACCTCTGCTCCGGCAACGGCCGCGCGGAATGCCCAACAGCATGCGCCCGCACCACAATCCGAAACCCGGTCACAGAGACCTGCCCTGCCTCGCCAACGCTCTCTCGCCCGGTCCGCGGCTTCACCTCGCCCCAAACAGTCCCAAGCGCCTCCCAGCTTTCGTGCTGACCGCCCGCGCCGTCCGGCACAGCGACCAACCGCTCCAGCACCAGCTTCGACGTCAACCGACGGCTCATGCGCCAAATCCCAGACGCACCGGACGATAGCGCGCGATCAGGCTCGTCACGCCAAACGGCATGCACCCCTGACCCAACGATGTCTCATCCCGGTATTCGTAGTAATGCGCCGCCAGCAGCATCACCGCCTGCGCAAGATCGGCTGGCAGGTCGCCAAATGCCACAGCCATTCCGGCCTGGAACCGGATCTCGACGGTCCCATACTCAGGCACCGATGGCAGCACCGTCCCCATCGGGTTCAAACACGGCGTGTCATTATCCACCACCAAGGCATAGCGATCCGAAGCCACAACTGTGCCGGCCCCAAAGCGGTCCACCAACTGGACCTGGGTCACCGACCGCACCGGCGCAATCGGCAAAACCTGGCCCGTCACATCACGCCAACGCTGCAAGCTGCATAAAAAGTCTCTCACGATCAACGCTTTGCCGGTCCGTGCTTCGACAGCAGCAATCGCCGCCCGCAGGAATCCGTCCAGCAAGTCATCCTGCAACCCATCCTCTGCAAACCCGCTGCCAAGGCGCAGATGCTCTCGCAAACGCGCAACCGGCAAGGCCGCTTCAGGTATCTGGCTCTCTTCAATCAAATACATCTCATGTTCTCCGCAAACCTGTCCCTGAACCTCCAGCCGGAAGAAGGGTCGGACGCGCGCCACCGTCGTTGCTCGGACGGAGGAAGCGGCTAGACAACGCCGGCTTTTCGGCGCGCGCCCCACGCAACAGGTGGTCCGCCAACCACCTGCCCCGTGTTCGATGTCACCGATCAGGCAGTGGCAAAGCGCAGCAGCTTGATCGCCGCGAAATCGCTCACATCACCGCCCACACGCTTGGTCGCGTAGAACAGGACATGCGGTTTGGCGCTGAACGGATCGCGCAACACGCGCAGATCAGGGCGTTCGGCAATGGTATAGCCAGCGCCGAAATCCCCGAACGCAATCGCGTCCTGACCCGTGGCAATGTCCGGCATGTCCTCGGCGATCAGCACCGGATAACCCAGCAGCCGCGCCGGCTCACCCGAGCTGAAACCGTCCGACCAAAGATGACGTCCGTCCGCATCCTTCAGCTTGCGCAACGCACCCGCCGTCTTGGAATTCATCACAAACGTTGCATTGGCGCGGTGCTCGGCACCCAGCGCATACACCAGCTCGATCAGCGCATCGCCATTGCCAACGTCACCATCGACGCCCGTCGGCACATAGCCAAGATTGCCCCAGGTCCAGATGTCATTGTCGACAGCCGAATGGTTCAGGATCCCGCGCGGCTTTTCCGCGCCATCCCCGTACACGAACGCACCTGCCTCGGCACGGCTGAACGTGTCCGCAATACGCCCGGCCAACCAGGTCTCGATGTCGAACGCCGTATCATCCAACAAGCGCTGGGACGCTTTCGCCATTGCGCTCAACTCGTGCAACTTGATGGAAATCCGATCAATCGTTGGAGAACCCGTCTCGCTCCGCGCACCGATCTCGTCCGCCCAACCGGCACCAGCATCGCCTTGGTCGATCAGAACGTCATAGCTCGACGCTTCGACATTCACGACCGACGCAATCGCACGCAGCGACGCGCCTGAAGACAGAACACCTTGGATCGTCTCCGACGTCACCGGATCAACCAGAAACCCGCCATCGCCATTCACCACTGTGGACATGGATTTCACATCCAGTTCCAGCCCGCGCAGCGCATCGTCATCGCCCGAGCGCAGATAGGCATCAAATGCCTCAAAATGCACATCCGTATGGGCCACACCGCCCGCCAAAGCCGGTCGCCCGGCCACTGCTGTTTTTCGATCAAGCATCGTCATCCGCTCTTCCTGTTCCTGTAGCTTTTGATTGAAGTCGTCCCGCTGACGCTTCACGTCCTGCACCAACCCCGCCAGCGCGGTGCCCACTTGGGTGAACGGAGACATATCTTCCCCGATCCGCGACTCTGTCCCGGTCTCACTCATCCCGATTTTCCCTTGGCTCAAATGGAGGCGTTAGCCGTCCACCAATGTCCGACGCGCGTCTTCGATCATGCGCGCCACCTCCCGCAGACCAGCATCCTCAGGGTCCTCCCCCTTGGCCGCCACCCGCGCACTGGGCAGCATCGGGAATGTCACCA